CGCCCGCCTATGAGTACGACGACAGCGGCCTGCCGCTGGGCCACGGCGAAAAAAGCCTGTTCCTGCTGCAACGCCTGGGCATGGAACTGACCGACCAGGAAGCGGCGGCAATCCGCTGGCACATGGGCGCGTATCGTGACCACGATTGCTACAACGAAATGGGCAAGGCGTTTGAGCGTTACGCGCTGGCCCTGTTCCTGCACCTGGCCGACATGACGGCAATGTACTGGTGGGAATCGTGAGGGCAGCGCAATGGATAATTGTATTTTGTTGAGCATCCGCAAGAACTGGGCGGCGGCGATCCTGTCCGGCGAAAAGAAGCTGGAAATTCGGAAATGTGCGCCCAGTTACAACCCTAACATAGAAAAACGCGCAGAATATCCCCTGCGCGTTGTCATGTATGAGACCAAAGCCAACGGCGGCGCGGGGGCTGTTGTCGGCTTCTTCGACTGCCCCGGCTACATCGGAACCGCAGATCCAGCCGACGAAACGATGGCGAAGCTGTCCGGCCTGTCCGTCGAACAGCTGGAAGAATACCGCGACGGCGGCTGGCTGTACTGCTTGAAAGTGCAGAATCCCCGGCGGCTGCCGGAGCCTGTACCGCTGGAAGCCCTGCACCTGGACTACCCGCCGCAAAGCTGGCGCTGGCTGGACAGCATAAACGCCGACGGTTTGGCAGAAATCGCGGCGGCCCAGGGGGTGAAACTTTGAAAGCCCCCGCAGCGCTTCCCTTCTACCTGTACGACTTCGGCGCGATACGGCCCGACAGCTTTCTGCAGGGCGACAGCTTCAAGCTGCTGGAAGGGGTGCAAACCGAAACCGTGGACATGGTTTTTATTGACCCACCATATTTCATCAAGAAGGCCGAGTGGGACACCTTCGAGAATCAGCAGGAATATAACGACTTTATGGCCCGCGCCTTTTGGGAAGCAGAAAGAATTCTGAAGCCGAACGGAACGCTGGCCTTTTGGCACAATGACCTGCAACAAGTGGCCCGCCTGCTGTGTTGGTTGGAAAACTGGACACAGTTTGTTTTCAATTCCTGGGCCGTATGGGTGAAGCCGAATTTTCGGAAGAAGCTATGGGCAAACCCCGGAACCGGGAACACTTTGCGAAGCTGGTTTAACATTACAGAATTTTGCATTGTTCTGATAAAGGGCGAACCGGGCACAGCCTGGAACAAGTCGGGGCTGGCGCTGGCAAAGCTGGACATGAACAACTTCGGCCCGCTGCGTGAATATTTCCGCGCCGCGCAGAAGTACACCGGCAAAACCAAAAAGCAGATAATCGACGCTTGCGGACAAGCGGCAGACCACTGTTTCCGTTGGGGAAGTAGTCAATGGCTTTTGCCAACGCGGGAAACCTACCTGGACATTGTGGCGAAGTTTGAACTGGACAGCTGGGAAGGATACCGAGACTTCGACAGCCTGCTGGAAGAACAGGCCAGGCTTGTGCAGCAGTACGACGAACAGATACAGGCGGCAGACAATGCCCGCTTTGTCCACAATCTTGACGCGAACCACTGCAACGTTTGGCTGTCGAATGAACCGACGGGGGGGCATTCAATCCACCCGACGCAGAAGCCCGTTGACCTGCTGGAACGCGCGATACGAACGCACACCAAACCGGGCGCGGTTGTCTGCGATTTTTTCGCGGGCAGCGGCAGCACCGGCGTGGCAGCCCTTAAAGCCGGGCGGCGGTATATCCTTATTGAACAAAACGCCAGCTACCACGAAAAAGGGCTGGCATGGCTTGAGGAAACAAAAAGCGCCCTTTGCACTTGACTGCAAAAGGCAATAAAGAAAGCCGCCCCTGTGGAGAGGGGCGGCCTACAACGCGCCGAGATAAAAATATAACACCTTCATTATAAAGGAATTGCGGCACGTTGTCAAACATTCGCGGGCGGCCAGGGCCGCCGTGAAGGGCTTGTATGGGGTAGTAAAATAGCGACGGTTATTTCCTGCCGGGGAAAGGGGTGCAGGGGAAAACAGAGGGCGGCCAAGCAAGGCCACAGAAAGCAGAGACTAAGACAGGCCGCCCGGCGTTGTCCCTTGCAAGTGTTCCCTTTTCGTTTGTCTACCCAGAAAGAAGAAAATTCTATCCACCTACCGAAAGCAGAACCTTCCGGGAAATGCAGAAAGGCAGAGTATGGGCACAAAATCTTTTCAACGTGAGCGCCGCTTCCTGTGCGGCACAAGTAAGAACGTCGCAAATTACCAGGAAGTCGAAATTTACCCCATGAACGGAACAGAGCAAAGCCGAACGCTGGACCAGGAACTGGCGCGGGCTGCCGACCTGCGCAGATCATCGAAGGCGCAGCAGAACCAAAACGCCAAAAACGCCCGGCGGCTGTTCCGCCAGCTGGTAAATACCAACTTCACCGAGGAAGACACCCACACAACGCAAACCTATGCGCCAGAATATCGCCCGGAAACCGAAGAACAGGCGTGGGCAGATTTTCGGAACTTCTACCGCCACATAAAAGAGAAATGCAGGGCGCGGGGGTTGCCGAAGCCGGAATGCCTTGCCGTGATGGAGTGGGCAGAGGAAAACCCAGACACCGGGCAAAAAGCCGTTGCCCCACACTTCCACACAATTTTGCGGTGCGAGTTGACCCGCGACGAAATAGAAAGCTGCTGGCACCGCAAGGGCGTGCGCCTGGGCCGCGTGAACACTGACCGCCTGCAAATGGACAAGAACAGCCTGGAAGCCCTGGCAAACTATATGCTGAAATACCCGAAGAGAAAGCACCGATATTTCCGAAGCCGAGGAATCAAAAACCCGATAACACCGCCCCCGGCGGACGGGAAATGGACGCGCCGCCAAGTGCAAAAAATCTGCACCGACGGGCGGCTGTACGACCCGGAATTCTGGGCGAAAAAATACCCCGGCTGGGACTTGAACGAAGCCAGCGCAAGCTATAACGAATTCATGGGCTGGCACATAAGCCTAAAACTTCGACGAAGGGGGCCGTGCCGTGGGAATCGACATTGAACGCCTGGGGCCTGCCGCACAAAAGCAGGTGCGCGAAGAATTGGAACGCAGGCGCAGGGCGGCAGCTGCCAAGGACAGGCAGCAGAAGGCCAGGGACGGCCCGGCGCTTCGGCCCGGCGGGTCTGATCGCGGCAGCGCACTGGAAGAAGAATACTACCGGGCATATATATGGCCCAAAGAACTGGCCGGAACCGTGGCGAACGTGGAACGGCACAAGAAATTTGAACTTCTGCCGAAAAGCGATTATTGCGGCCTGCGCCTGCCCGCCGCACACTACACGCCGGATTTTGTAATCGAATACACAAACGGCACTGTGGAAGTTGTCGAGGTAAAGCACGAAGCAATCCGCGCCTTGCAGGGGTCCTATGTGTACCGCCGCCGCCTTTTTATCGAGAAGTACGCCCGACCAAATGGCTGGGTATTCACCGAGTACATAAAACACGAAGGAAGGAAATGCAATGAATGATTTACAAAAGGCTTTAAGCCTTATTGAAGCGCAGCAGAAGAAAGCCGGAGCAGGAACGCCCGCCTGGTGCGTAGGCCAGCAGCTTGCCGACATTTTGAACGGCCAGCCTGCCGCCGCGCAGATCGTTGCCGAAGACCTGGGAACCACGGGCATGGGGATTGCAGACTGCGAAAAGAAAATCGCGGACTTTGCCAGCAAGAACCGCAAGGGAAATATAGGCTTCTGCGGCCCTGCGGACGCTGACCGCATTATCCGGGAATTTTACGGAATTCCGAAACTGGAAATTGTCACCGCCAAAACACAGGCGACCCCGGCGGAACACCGCCGCAAGGCAATCCGCCTTGAAGATTTTCTGTAAGGGGGCGCGAATATGGACATACTGGCAGCATTGCCGAAAACGCCGGGAATAGCCCCGGAAGCGCTGTGGGCGTGGCTGAAACGCAACGGGAAAGTACATCCGCAAGAACTGATTCGGTACAAAACCACAAAGCTGGCCGACCCCCTAACGGGCATACGGGAAAAATATGCAGCCTGCAACTGCACGGCCTGCGGGGAATCGTGGCACACAATAATAGCATTGCCGGGCGAGGGCGGCGCATATCCGTACTTTGACACCGAAGAAGGGCCGAGACGCAACGGCGAAACAATACACTGCCCGAACTGCGGCACGGCGGCGCTGGTGGCACACGAAAAGCGCCTTGACCGCTGGCCCGTCGTAAAGAAGGCATACCCATGGGAAATCCGCAAAGCGGGCGGCTGTGTTATGTTTATCTGCTGGGCCGTAATTCACGAAACCGGGTACGATTGGGAAAGCACAATCGTGGAACAGCGCAACGCCTATGTTATCGACCCCGGCGGGCACTGGCACCGATTCACAGCAATGGACCGCAGAGGCTATTCCAGTATGTCAACTATGTATTATACGGGCTGCTGGCACGAAATGTCCCGCTTCCAGGTTGCCGACGGCAACTTTTCGGCAATCCTGCCGCACGCTACCGACGTATACGAAGGCACAAAGCTGGAAAACGCGAAGCTGGAACTGCTGGAAGAACAGGCGCAGGGCGTTGACCTGCTGCACTATGCCCGGATATATATGCGACACCCGGAAATTGAAAACATTGCCCGCAACAGCCCGGCACTGTGCGCGGCGCTGGTGGGCTTGACTGCCAGCCAAAACGGCGGCCTGTCCGTCACCGGCCTGGACTGGGTAAACTGGAAGGCGAAGAAGCCGCACGAAGCCTTGTACATGAACAAACCGGAATACAAGGCTGCCAGCAAAGCCCAAGGCCGCAGGGCGTGGGACATTGGGGTGCAGCAACACGCCGTTGCCGTCTGCCTGCGCAACGGGGCGCCCAGGGAGTACGCCGACACGCTGGGCGGCGAAGGGGTGGTCTTTGCGGACAAGTACAAGAACCTTTGGACTGTGAAGCGCTTCGGCCTGGTGCGCGTATGGAACTACATACGAAAGCAACAAGAGAGTGCCCGCAAAATTCACAGCATAGGCGGCACGGTGGGCTTTTGCGTGGACTACTGGAAAGACGCGGAACGCGCGGGCCTTGACCTTGAAAGCGAAGTTGTGGCCTTCCCGCACAGCGTAACCGAAGCCCAGGCCAGGGCAACGGCTGCAATCCGTTACAAGGAAGACGCAGCCCTGCGCGGCAAATTCGAGAAAATGGCAAAGCGCCTGCAAGCACTGCGCTGGGAATACATGGGCCTTATTATCACCCCGGCGGAATCCGAAGAACAGCTGATCCTTGAAGGCAAGGCGCTGGGCCATTGCGTCGGCGGATATGGCAAGGAACACTGCAACGGTAAAAGTATTTTTTTTATTCGCCACGCCGAAAGCCCCAAAGAATCCTATTTCACGTTGCAGCTTGACACGGCCACGGGCAAAGTCTTGCAGAATCGCGGCCGGCACAACTGCGCAAGAACCCCGGAAGTGGAAGCATTTGAACAGGCATGGCTTTGCCAAGTCGTCAAGCCATGGCTGGACCACAAACAGAAGACCGTAAATCCGAACCACGCCAAGACGGCGGCAGCATAACAGGAGGAACAGACAATGGAAGACACGAAGCAGCTTGCCCTTGTGGGAAATGAAACGCCGGAGCAGGCGGAAGCCATCGGCCTGCACTATGAAATCGTGAGCGCAGCACAGGCCGCCGCCGGCAGCCTGCTTGATCTGGGCCGTAAGTTGAAGCGTATGCGTGACAGCGGCAAATATAAGGCGCTGGGCTTTGAGACCTTCGGAGACTACACAGAGCAGGCCGTCCACATTCGCCAGCGCCAGGCTTATACTTACATCAGCGTTGTGGAGAAGCTGCCCGCGCAGCTGATTGAAGAAAACGCGGCGGCGGGCGTTACGAAGCTGGCGCTGCTGGCAAAACTGGGGCCGCAGGACCGGGAAGAAGTGGCCGGAGACCTGGCAAATATCACCGTTACCGAGTTGCAAAAGCTGATTGACGAAAAGAACGACATGGCCGAGCAGCTTTCCCTTCTGTCCGCGCCGCCTGCCGCCGAAGCGGAAGCCCATGAAGTTGACGTTGAAGCCGAATTGAAAAAGGCCGCCGACCAGGCACGCGCGGAAGCCGAAGCCAAAGCGGCGGCAGACCTGGAAGCCCTGCGGGAACAGCACCGCAAGGCACTGGAAGAAGCCGAAGCCAAACAGGAAGAACGACTCCAGGCCGCCCGGCGGGAAGCTGAAAAGGCCGCCGCCGAGAAAATCCGCCAAGCCAAGCGGGACGCAGAAGCCGACGCGGTAAGGCGTGAAGCAGAAGCCGCAGACAAGGCCCGCAAAGCCGCCGAACGGACGCAGAAGGAAAGAGACCGCGCCGAACTGGAAAAGGCCCAGCAGGCCGCCGCAGAAGCCCAGGAACAGGCCGAAGCCCTGCAAAAGAAATTGGGAATTCAGCAAAGCCCAGCGGGCGCGAAGTTTGCCCTGCTGTTTGAGGACGTACAGCAAAAGGCAGCGGCAATTATGGACCTGGCCGACGAAATGCGAGACGGCGGGCAGCAGGAACTTGCGGACAAATTCACCGGTGCACTGGCCGCTGCGCTTCGGGCGCTGGCCGACCAGGCCGAAGGGGGCGAAGCATAATGCAGCAGTTATTCGTGCAAGGGTTTGTTTGCACCCTGCGCCTGCTTGCGGGGCTGGCGGGCGCGCTGGCCGCGCTGGCCGTCGTCCTGCTGGCGGCCTGGCTGATTGTTCGCGCACTGGGCAGGCTGGCCGCTGCCGCCTTCGACGGAGCAACCGCCGCGCTGGCAAAGCTATGGAACAGGACGGGCTACAAACCGAAAACCAAATGGGGGCGGGTAATCGCCGCAGGGGGGCAAACAGGTGGAGAGCGCAAAGAAAAAAGAGATTTTGAACAGCTACCTTGAAGCGTTGAAAGAATGGCGCTACTGGAAGGACGAAGCCGAACGGCTTATGGTAGCGGCCACCGGCGCTTCCCCTTCTCTGTCGGGTATGCCGCACGGCGGCGGTACAGGCACAAGCAAGGTTGAACTTGCTGCTGAATCCCTGGAAGACGCGCGCCGGGAACTGACAGCAGCTGCCAACGCAATGAGCAAGGCGCGCCGCCAAGTGCTGGCCGTTATCAAAACCGCACCGACAGCGGACCAGCGCATAGTCCTGCGCCGCCGCTATATAAACGGCATGAACTGGGAACAGATTGCGGAAGCCTGCGGGAAGTCGCGGCAATGGGCCACAATGACCCACGGCGAGGCTTTGAAAAAAATATTTTTGACAAGTTAAAACCCGCATAACGGTGCGGAAAACGCGGCTTTTTGCTTGTCAAAAGTTTACAAAACTTTACATTACTTGCTTTTTGTTTACATTCGGTTTGTGATATATTCAAACTGCAAAAGCCAGGCGGGAAAGCCTGGCTTTTTCTATACCCAGAAAAGGAAGAAGGCGGGCCGCATGAAGAACACCAAAAAAGAGAAAGAGGAAGAAAAGCGCTGCGCCGCCTGTGTGTGGCGCGACAGGAAAACGGCAACACCCCTTTGCGCACTGCCGCGCTGCATACATGAGGAACGAAAACCCCGGCGGGACAAGGTGAAACGCTATGGCGAAGTATAACCCGGATTCGTGGCCCGCTGTATGGGTTTTGCAGTTGATTGCAAACGGCGACCTGCACAGCTTCTACACAAGCCGCGAATGGAAACGCCTGCGGCGGGAAGTATTAAAACACCAGCGCCGCCGTTGCTGGGACTGCGCACACAAAGCGCCGGCGGTGAATACACGCGGCGTTACTGTCCACCATGTCAAGCCGCTGCGCGAACGGCCAGACCTGGCCCTGTCCGAATACGACGAAGCCGGGAACATCAACCTTGTTTGCCTGTGCGCTTCCTGCCACTGGGACCGACACCACAAGCGGGCCGCACCTGCCACGCCGGAACGCTGGTAATTTTACAGTATACCCCCCGCCCCGCGAAATCAAAATCCCCCGGCGGACGGAGACCGAGGAACAGCCCCGACAAAGCCGCGAGGTTGCGCGCGCGAGGAAAAAATGGGCCAGCAAAAGGCCGCCAACAAATACGCCCGTGCGCGGGTACCTTATATCCGCAATTTTTAGGGGGTGCTGCAAAAAGCCGAAAAAATCACGCATTTTTGGAAAGAGGGTGCAGAAATTGACGAAGAAGGAAAAGGAAATCCGGGCAAGCCTGGAAAAACAGCTGAAGGACTGCGGAGCCGATCTTCTGCACTATCAAGAACTTTTGGACGATTATATTTTTTTCTTCGGCATGGAGAGGAAAATGCAGGCCGCTGTAAAAAAACAGGGCTTGACCGTCACCGCAGTAAGCGCAGCCGGTAAAGAATACGACAAGGAAAACCCCGCTATAAAGGCCGCCGCCCTGTATAACCAGCGTATGCTTCACATCTTGCGCGAAATGGGACTGACAACGGCAACTTGCAGGCCGCCAGAAACCGACGGAAGCGGCGACCTGGGATGAATCCAAGAATACAAGCCTATATTGACATTGTGGAAAGCGGCGAAATACCGATGTGCCGCGAACAGCTGCTGCTTATCAAGCGTGTAAAGGCTGCGTTTGAGAATGAGAAAATACACGTTGACGACGAACAGCTGGAACGTTATATGGGCCTGCAAAAATATTTTGAATACAAACTTTTGCCATGGGAAGAATTTGTTTTTGCGCTGCATAACTGCACATACACCGAAAGCGGCGCGCTGCGCTGGCCTATTCTGTTTATTGAGGTTGGACGCGGCGCTGGAAAAAACGGTTACCTGGCCTATGAAGATTTTGCACTTGTCACCCCCATAAACGGGGTAAAGCATTACAACATTGACATTTTCGCCACGGCGGAAGACCAGGCCCGCGCGACCTTCGACGACATATACGAATTGCTGGACGGGAACAAGCCTTATTTTCAAAAATTCTTTACCTGGACAAAAGAAGAAATTGTCAATAAAGCAACCATGAGCCGGATAAAATACCACACCAGCGCCCCAAAGACAAAAGACGGCGGGCGACCCGGCAAGGTAGATTTTGACGAACTGCACGCCTACGAAAATTCTAAGCTAATCGACGTTGCGGTGGGCGGCCTGGGCAAGCGACGCCTTCCCCGCCGCACGTTCATAACCACGCAAGGCGACGTGCGCGACGGCCCGCTGGACAAGTACACGGCCAGGGCTGAAAAAGTCCTTGAAGGCAACACCCCGGACGGCGGCTGGCTGTATTTTATATGCCGCCTGGACAGCGACGCGGAAATTATGCAGCCGGAAATGTGGGGTAAGGCAAACCCGTCTTTGTACGACCCCGCACGCACCGAACTGCTGGAAGAAATCAAACTTGAATTCGAGGAATACAAGGAAGACCCGGCGGGGCACGGCGCTTTTGCAACTAAACGAATGAACCGCCCGCAGGGCGACAAGGAAGCCGAAGTCACCAGCTGGGAAAATATTCTTGCAGCTTCCCGGCCTATCCCGGAAGGAATCGGCCTGGAAACGCACCCGGCGGTTTGGGGCGTTGACTACGCAAGCACACAGGACTTTGTTGCCGCTGGCGTGCTGTGGGAAATCCAGGGAACTTATTACTGGATAACGCACACATGGGTTTGCGCACAAAGCAAGACACTTTCGCGGATCCAGTTTCCGCTTGCCGAAGCCGAAGCGCGGGGAGAATTAACGATGGTAGACGCGCCAGAGATCGACCCGGAAACGCCGGTCAACTGGATAGTAGAACAAAGCGAAAAATACAATTTGTTGCTGGGCGGCATTGACCATTACCGCTATACCCTGCTGTCAAAAGCCTTCGCTTCGGCGGGATTCAGCACCGACAAGCGCACCGGCAACGTAAAGCTAACATACACGCCGGAACAATCCCAGGTTGCGCCCATCATTACAAGCGCGTTTACAAGCCAACGCATTGTTTGGGGCGACAGTATGCTAATGCGCTGGTACACAAACAACGCCTGCCGCCTTATCGACAAGCGCGGCAATATATCATTTGGAAAGTATGAGCCTAAGAGCCGGAAAACGGACGGCTTTATGGCAATGGTTGCGGCCTTCGTGGCTGCCGTTATCAAGCAGGACGAAATGCAGGCGGCGGACTATTCTTCCGCCGACCTGCCGGACGTTTACACCTACTAAGCCAACGGAAAGGGGGTGAAATATTGAAATTTGCAAACTTTGTAAGCAGTTTGCTGGACCTGGCCCCGCGCGACGCTTCGGGAAACATCGTCCTGCAAGGTGCAACCGCAGAGCAGCGGTTGAATGTCGAAGAACTGGCTATTTTTTCGACCATTGACCTGATTGCTTCGGCAGCTTCCTTGTGCGAGTGGCGCACCTACCAGGCCGGAGAGCGCAAAAAGGGCGAAGACTGGTACAGCTTCAATGTGGAGCCAAACCAAAACCAAAACGCTGCGGAATTCAAGCGCCTGCTTGTGGCCCGCCTGCTGCGCTTCAACGAAGCGCTGGTTTTCGAGCGCGGCGGCGCGCTGTACCTGGCCGACAGCTTCACACGAACCGAGTACGCCTTCCGCCCGTGCGTTTATACCGGCGTCACCTGCAATAATTTAACGCTTTCCTACACGCTTACGGAGCCGGACGTATTTTATTTCCGGCTCGCAAACCAGGACGCTGCCGCACTGCTGGCAAACCTGCGCGGCCTGTACAGCGAAGCAATGAAGGAAGCGCTGGACAAGTACAAGAAGTCGGGCGGGCGCAGCGGTATACTGGAAATTTCCGGCCAGGCCCGTGGCAAAAAGACGTTTGAAACCGATCTGGACAAGCTGATGAACGAGCGATTCAAAACGTTTTTTGAAAACAAAAACGCCGTCCTTCCACTTCTTGACGGCTTCCACTACGTCCCGCAGGACGGCGCAGCCACGCAGAAGGGCGCGAACGAAATAAGCGACTTGGACAGCCTTATCAAACAGGCCCAAGACCGCGCCTGCAACGTCTACCACGTCGCACCCAGTCTGCTGCGCGGCGAAGTTACAAACATTGACGAAGCTATCCGCAGCACGCTGTCCTTCGGCGTAAAGCCGCCGCTGCGGCTGATTGAAACCGAAATCAACCGAAAAGCCTACGGCAAGGACGTGCTGAACGGCTGGAAGATGATGGTTGACACTACGCACATTCGTCTTGTGGACGTTTTCGACGCGGCGGCGCAGGCCGACAAGCTGGTGCAGGACGCGCTTTATAGCGTCAACGAACTGCGCGAAAAGTTTGAAGACGACCCGATCCCCGAAAGGTGGGCAAGCGAATACAACCGCACCAAAAACATGGAAAAAGTACAGCCGCAGGCTGCGGCACCGAAAGGAGGTGAGAAATAAAAAATGAGAATCGGAATGGAAGCAGTTATGCAGGCCGGAACGACTGGGAAGGCGTTCAATTTTTGGCTGGTGGACACTATCGCCCCCGACCAAAAAACGCGGAACTGGTACACCGGCGAGGAAACCACCGTGGAAAGCAAGACAAGCCAGCGCTACTTCGTCGATAACCTGGACGGCGCGGCAGCTGGCGACACCGTAAACCTGTATATCAACAGTGTGGGCGGCAGCGTAAAGGAAGCGCTGGGAATTTACAGCACCCTGCGCCGCTGCCCCGCCACTGTTGTGGCATACATTGACGGATACGCCGCTTCTGCGGCTTCTGTCATTGCTATGGCGGCAGACAAAATCATTATGCCGCGCAATACCTGCATGATGGTACACAACGCCGCCGGTCCGGCCTACGGCAACGCAACACAGCTGCGCAAGGCTGCCGACGACCTGGAAGTCATCAACCTGGCGGCGATTCAGTCCTACATGAACAAGGCAGGCGACAAGCTGCCCGCCGACAAACTGTCGGAGTTGCTGAACGCAGAAACCTGGCTGACTGCCGAAGACTGCATGAAGTACGGCCTGGCCGACGAATACGCCGACACGGACGCAGACCTCGACGAAGCAATTCGGCAATACCGCGCCGCGATGGAAGCCGCCCCGCAAATGCAGCTTGAAAAAGCAATGCCCAGTTTCATGCCTGCCGCCAAAGCCCCCAAAACCGCCCCGCCGCCCCCGGCGGAGCCTTCTCCCGCTTCCCCGGCGGAAGCCGCCGAAGGGAAAAAGACCAGCGCAATTTTTATGCTGCTGGAATCCATGACAAAGGAGTAAAAAACAACATGAGAAGCAAAGATCTTATCGCAAACGCAAAGAAGGCGAACGCTGCGACGCTGGCCGCCGCCTTCCAGACCGGCGACGAAACCAAAATGACCGAGGCACTGGCAACCTTCTGCGGCGACATCGAGGAAGCCGTTCTGCAGCAGGCCCAGCAGGAAGCCGACGAACGCAACCAGGACACTGCCATCATGGCCGCCCGTGGCGTTCATGTGCTTACCAGCGCGGAAATGAACTACTACACCGAGCTGGGCAAGTGTGTCAAGTCGGGCGATCCCAAGATGGCCATTACCAACTTCAAGGTTGCCATGCCCGAAACTGTGATCGACGGCGTTATCGGCACCATCAAGAAGGAACACCCCCTGTTGGACCGTATCAGCTTCGTAAACACCAGCTACCTGACCCGCTTCGTCGTCAATGCCGCCCCCGCTTCCGCTGCGACCTGGGGCAACATCACCGACAAGATCAGCAAGGAACTGACCGGCGCGCTGAAAGACTTCAACATGACCCTGCTGAAGTTGTCCGTGTTTATGTGTATCAGCCAGGACCTTGTTGATCTGGGGCCGCAGTACCTTGACCAGTACGTCCGCGAGAGCCTGTCGGAAAGCATTGCAATGGCCCTGGAAAGCGCCATTGTGGACGGCGACGGCAACGGAAAGCCCATCGGCATGACCCGCGATATTTCCGACACCGCCAGCGTCGTGGGCGGTGCCTACCCGCGTATGACCGCCGTCAAGCTGGATAAGCTGGACCCCGCGCCCCTGGGCAACATCGTGGCGAAGCTGGCCCGCGACCCTGTGGACGCTACCAAGGCCCGCGCCATCGACCCCGGCGACCTGATCTTCCTGTGCAACCCGTTTGACTACTGGCAGAAGATTATGCCCGCTACTTCCTTCCGCCGCCCCGACGGCACCTGGGCGCACGACATTCTGCCCATTCCCGCAGAGACTATGCAGACCGCCGCCCTGGAAAGCGGCAAGGCCGTGCTGGGCATTGCGTCCCGCTACTTCGCGGGCCTGGGCGCAACCGGCAAGGACGGCACCATCGTGCAGGACGACAGCGTGCGCTTCTTTGAGGACGAACGCGCCTACAAAGCCAAGTTGCAGGGCAACGCCCGCCCCTTGGACGCTTACGCCTTCGTCCTGCTGGACATTTCCGCCCTTGATACCAACCCCGCCACGCTGGTGCAGGTTGTCGCCCCTGTCGTCACCAAAGCAGAAGGCTGATAACGCGGAGGGCCTACCATGAACGAAACAGCGGAGACCGCAGCGCAGGTAAGCGACCAGCTGTACCAGGCTGTACTTAACCGCATGAACATAACGTGGGAGCCTGACGAAAAAACCGAACGCAACACAAAAAACGCCATAGAAGAAGCCCTGGACTACCTGCGAGATACTGCCGGAAGCCCAGGGCTTTCGTTTGAAAGCGGGGAACTTCGCCAGCTGCTTATAACGGCGGCCTGGTACTTTGTGAATAGCAAACGCGCCGACTTCATCGAAGAATACAGCGGCGAATTAAATATGCTTCGGTTTCGGGAGGGCTTCGGCTGTGGCAAAGAATAAAATCAAATTTGAAACTTTTCTTGACGGGCTTTGCAGTGTGTGGCGGCTGGACGACAAACAGCGGCCTGTACCGGTAATCAAAAATATGCGCTTCCAAGACCGCATTATCGGCACCCGGCGGAACTACGAAGCGGAACAGGCAGGCCACAAGGTTGAACGCCTTATCCGCATACCGCGCGCCGACCAGGTGGAGCGCGGCGCTTTTGTAGTTATCAGCGGAAAACAGTACGGAATTGCGCAAACGCAGATCATCAAGGACACGCTGCCCGAATGTACGGACTTGACCCTGGAGCAGCCGGAACTTCTGCTCGACTTCGACGACACGGAGGTGGGCGGCGGTGGCCGATTTTGATTTTTCGGCGGCACTTACCGCGACGCTAAGGACATACGCCAACGGCGTGGCCGAAGCCGTGGACGAAGCTGCCGAGAAGTGCGCAAAGGGACTTGCCAAGGAACTGCGCGGCACCGCCCCGAAGCGGACGGGCGCATACGCAAAAGACTGGACTTCCAAGCAGACGGGCGCGAACGCACGCGGCGCGAAGGCGTACACCGTGTACAACAAAGCCCATTACCAGCTTACACACCTTTTGCAGAATGGCCACAAAGGCCCTGCCCCTGCCCCGGCCTACCCGCACATTGACCGCCCGGCGGAAAAGTGGCAGCAAGAATTCGTTACCGAGTGCGAGGAAGCGACCAAATGAAAAGAAGCACCATACTTGCCCGGCTTGCTGAAACCGGGATCCGGCAGGAAGCGGAAAAGGTTGTGCCAGCGAACGGCGCACCTGTGCCGCTTCCCTATCACGTTGTCCGCGCGGACGAAGTGGAAGACGGCGACGACCTGGGCCGCGTGAGAATTAAAACGCTTACCTGGGCCGTTGCCCTTTTTACAAAAAACAAAGACTTTGCACTTGAACGCAAAATCCTGGCCGCCCTGCAAGGCTGCGGCCCCGTGAACGTAGACCACTTCCCCGACGGCACCCCCTATCAAACACTTTTTTCATTCACAACGAGAGAGGTACACACATGAAAGAGATCGACAACAGCGAAAATATTATCCTGGGCAGCGGCGACCTGTATATCGTCGAGTTTAACGACGCTGTGCCCGAAGACGCAACCATCGAGATCGACGACAACCGCGCGGGCAACATCAAGGGCGGCGCAACGCTGGAATACACAGCGACCAGCCAGACCGTGAAGGACGACAAGGGCCGCGTTTCTAAAACCATCGTCACCGAGGAAGACGTGAAACTCAAAACCGGCCTTATCACCTGGTCCCCCGCCTACCTGCAGGCGCTTATCGAAACCGCCCGCGTGACCGAGACCGGGAAAAGCGGCCAGCACAAGCACCGCACTTACAAGCTGGGCGGCCTTGCCAACAAGACCGGCAAGCGCTACCTGTACCGCTTCGTCCACACCCGCGACGACGGGCGCAAGCTGCGCATTACCGTAACGGGCAAGAACAGCGGCACCATCAGCATTGCCTTCCAGAATGACAACCCCACGCAGGTGGACGCAGAGGTGACCGCGCAGAGCCTGGACAGCGACGGCACCCTGGTTATCATGGACGACGAACTGACCGAGAACGCAACCTAACGGAGAGGGGGCAAAAGTATGTTTGTGCTTTCGGGCGTAAAAAAACGCTACTATGAATTCCAGGCACCCGACAACAAGCAGGTGCTTCACATTGAGCCGCCGAAGCTGAAAACCCTTAACCGTATGAATGACCTGTCCCGCCCGGATTCTACGCCGAAGGAAGCGGCGGAAGTCGTGGCCCGTGTTATCGCCAAAAACAAGGAACGCCGCAAAATTACTGCGGACACGGTTATGGAGTGGATGGACATGGACCAGCTGGCCGGTTTCGTTCTGGATTTTGTCAGCTGGCTTTCCAACGAAAAGAAGAACGACCCAAACTAACGCCCCCCTCTTACCCAGAAACGGACGGAGAGGGGGTGCCGTTTGCGCTGTGCAGCGCAAGCGAAAAGTTGGTTTCCGAATACGCGGGCATTCCCCTGCCCGCCGTCTATGACCTGGACATTATAACATTCTGGGCGCTTCTGCGCGACGGTGTGATATACAACCGGGCGCAGACGGAAACGGGCAGGAAGTGGCTGCGCAATGCGTGGAGAATCACACAGACGGAGCCGGAAACCGAAAAACTGAAAGCAAAATACGGAGAAAGGGGGAATTGACGATGGCGGCCAAAACACTAAAGGGCATTACCGTTGAAATCAACGGCAAAACAACCGGCCTTGCAAACGCCCTAAAGGACGTTACCAAGACTTCCACGGCCCTGTCCAGCAACTTGAAGGAAATCAACAAGGCGCTGAAACTGGATCCCGGAAACACCGAACTGCTGAACGAAAAGCAGAGAATTCTTTCCGAAAGCGTAGCCGCCGCGCGCAAGGAATTGGAAACCCTGGAAGGCGTACAGAAACAGGTTTCGGACCAGTACGCCAACGGCGACATTGACCGGGGCGCGTGGCTGGAATATCAAAACAAGCTGCAAAAAGCCAAGCAGCACCTTGAAGACCTGGAAAAAGCGCAGAAAGACTTCGGCACCGCTGCCGCCCAGGCCATAAAGGAAGCCGGCGCGAAAATCGAGGAATACGGCGGCAAGGTAGAGGGAGTCGGGAAAAAGCTCATGCCCGTTTCCGGCGTGGCCGCAGCGACGGGCACAGCGCTTACAAAAATGGCCTGGGACTTTGAAGACGGGATGGCCAAAGTTTCGACCATTGCAGACACCACGGAAGTGCCTATTTCCGACCTTGAAAAGCAAATCAAGCAGTTGTCCGACAGCACCGGCGTGGAAGCCGGAGAAATTGCGGAGAACGTATACAACGCAATCAGCGCCGGGCAAAAGACCGGCGACGCTGTAAACTTTGTATCGAAGGCAACAGACCTTGCAAGGGCCGGCTTTGCAGAGACAGGCGACGCGCTGGACGTTCTGTCCACGATTATGAACGCATACGGGCTGGAAGCATCGGAAGTCGACAAGGTTTCTAACGACCTTATCATGACGCAAAACCTGGGCAAAACCACGGTTGCCGAACTTTCCAGCAGCATGGGCAAGGTTATCCCGACAGCGAAAAGCACAGGCGTAAACCTGGACGAATTGTGCGGAGCCTATGCGGTAATGACTTCTAACGGCGTTGCTACCGCTGAAACCACAACATACTTGAACAGTATGCTTAACGAATTGGGGAAGCAAGGCTCTACTGCGGCGAATGCGTTTGCGGCAGGAACGGAACACATCAAAGAAGGCGGCCTGACAATGGCCGAAGCGATGGAACAGGGCTGGTCTTTGTCCGACGTTCTAAGCGTTCTTGATGAACAGGCCGCCGCAAGCGGCACAAGCATAAACAATATGTTTTCCAGTGCCGAAGCCGGAAAAGCCGCGAACATTTTGTGGGACAATGCCGAAAAATTCAACGGCGCAGTTGAAGAAATTCAAGGGAGCACAACGGCCACAAGCGACGCGCTGGGAAACCTGGAAACCAGCGGCCACAAAACCGAGGTTGCAATAAACCAAATCAAAAACGCGGGGCTTGAATTCGGGCAAACAATCAGCGCAATGCTGGCCCCCGCCCTTCAAAAGCTGGCCGAATATATCCGAAACGCGAAGGAAAAGCTGGACGGAATGGACGACGGCCAAAAGCAAGCCATTGTTACCATTGGTCTGATTGTGGCAGCGATTGGCCCGGCCCTTGTGATTATCGGCAAGGTAATTACAGCCGTGGGAACCATTACCACGGGCGTGGGCAGCCTTGTGGGCTTTGTGGGCGGCACGGTTGTGCCGCTTATCAGCAGCACCCTAATGCCCATTCTTTCGGGCCTGTGGGGGCTTTTGGTTACAAACCCCATCGGCGTGGTAGTTGTAGCAATAGGCGGGCTTATTGCCGCGTTTGTGCTGCTGTGGAACAAGTGCGAAGGCTTCCGCAATTTTTGGATTAACCTTTTTTCTTCCGTCAAAAGCACGGTTGTGGACGCGAAAAACAACGTTCTTTCCACCTTCGACGGAATCAAAAATGGAATTTCAAGCCGCATTGAGGGCGCAAAAAACAGCGTACACAATGCCATTGAAAACATTAAAGGCTTTTTCAATTTTAGCTGGTCCTTGCCGCACCTGCAACTTCCGCACCCGTATATTTCCGGGCGCTTTTCCCTAAACCCGCCCAGTGTGCCCAGCTTCGGTATTAACTGGTACAAAGAAGGCGGCATTTTGTCCGGCGCGCAGATTTTCGGGCAGATGGGCGGCAACCTTTTGGGCGGCGGCGAAGCAGGCCAGGAAGCCGTTCTGCCGTTGTCCGATTTTTACGACCATCTGGACGGGATTCTGTCGCGGTACATGAACAACACGGCCAGCGGCCTGGTTATTCAGCTGAACATTGAACGCTTCGAGAACGGCGGATCCGAAGACATTAAGGAAATTGCCCGCCGCGTGGGCATTGAGGTGCGCCGCGAAGTGGAAAAGAAACGGGGGGCTTTTGAGTGATTAACACGTTCTATCTGGACGAAGAAAGCGCCGAAGCCTACGGCCTTATAATGCTGGCCCCGCCTGACCACGTTGTCGCGGAAAGGGACATCGAGCGCAAGGAAGTGCCCGGACGTTCGGGGGACGTGATTATCGACAACGGCAGGTATAAAAACGTAACTGTAAAATACAGCTGCGCAATTCTGCCGGAAGACGGCGTCCCCTACCGCACTACGGTTGCGCGGGCTGTTCAGTTTTTGAAATCCGGCCCCACATACAAGCAGCTGCGCAACACCTACGACCCGGACCGCTTCCGCGAAGCGCGGGTGCAGGGCAGCTATTCGGTGGAAAGCATTGTCGAGCAGGCCGGGAAACTGGAAATTGCATTTGACTGCAAACCGCAGTTTTGGCTTGCGTCCGGCTTTGAAACGCTGGACTTGCGCGAAAGCACAACCCTGCTGAACCCGACCAACCAACCAGCAAAGCCCATTATTACCGTTTACGGCACCGGTCCCGGCGTTCTGACCGTGGGCGGAACCCAGTGCCGTATTTTGGAACTGTCGGACTATATAACGCTTGACTGCGAAAACGAAACGGCCCGGCGGGAAACCGCGAACAAAAACGGCGCTGTTTCCGTGGCCGAATTCCCCACGCTGGAAGGCAGCGCGGGCGTTTCATGGGAAGGCGGAATTGACCGCGTAGAAATAGAACCGAGGTGGTGGACCCTGTGAAGCCGAGACTGTACCCCGAAAACGAAACCAACTTTGAAAGCAACGGTCTGGGGCCGCTGTCCGACGCGCTGGCCTGCACCGTCGAGGAAAACCGAAACGGCGCGTTTGAACTGTCGATGGAATACCCGGTCACGGGCGTGCTGTTCGACGAACTGAAACACGGCAGCATTATTTTTGCCCCGCCGAACGACAGCAGCGAACCGCAACCCTTCCGCGTGTACGGTAAAAGCACCCCGCTTTCGGGCGTTGTGACCGTGCGCGCCAAACACATAAGTTACCAGCTGTCGCACATCCCCGTTTCGCCGTTTACGGCAGGCAGCTGCGCGGCGGCCCTGCAAGGGCTTAAAACCAACGCCGTGGAGCCGTGCCCCTTCGACTTCTGGACCGACAAGGAAACCGTTGCAACCTTCACCGTAAAGGAACCGGCGTCGGCGCGTTCCTTGCTGGGCGGCGTGGCCGGGTCTGTGCTGGACGTGTACGGCGGCGAATATGAATTTGACCGCTACATGGTGAAGCTGCACAAAGCACGCGGAACCGACAGTGGGGTGGTTATCGCCTACGGCAAAAACCTGGTTGACATCGACCAGGAAGAAAGCATCGAAAACACGATAACGGGGGTTTACCCCTATTACAAGGACACCGACGGCAACGTGCTGGAACTGCCGGAAAAAGTAGTTTCCAGCGCATCGGCGCAGAACTTTCCCTACCCGCGAACGGTCCCGCTGGATTGTTCACAAGAGTGGCAGGAAACGCCGAGCGTTGAACAGCTGCGCGCCTATGCTTCGGCCTACGTCAAAAAGGAAGGCATAGGCGTGCCGTCCGTATCGCTGAAAGTGTCTTTCGTGCCCCTGTGGCAGACCGAGGAATACAAAGCCATTGCCCCGGCGGAACGCCTTAACCTGTGCGATATTGCAACGGTGCGCTTTGAAAAGCTGGGCGTAAATGCGCGGGCCAAGGTTGTGCAGACCGTTTATGACGTGCTGGCCGGGCGCTATGAAAGCATTACACTGGGAGAAGCAAGCACCAATCTGGCGGACACCATCGTAGCCCAGGACAAGGCCATAAACGCGAAGGCGGACACCAGCGACCTTGAAGCCGCCGCGGCCAACGCTTCGGCCTGGATAACCGGCAACAAGGGCGGCTATGTTGTTTTGCGGCGCAATGCCGACGGCCAGCCTTATGAACTGCTTATCATGGACAAGCCGACCATTGAGGAAGCAACGAAAGTGTGGCGCTTCAACAAGTCGGGCCTGGGTTATTCGTCAACGGGCTATAATGGCACCTACGGTCTGGCAATGACCCAGGACGGGCAAATCGTTGCCGACTACATCACAACCGGCACGCTGTCGGCCAACCTACTGCGCGCGGGCGTACTGCAAGACAAAACGGGGAAGGTTTTCAAGCTGGACCTGGACGCGGGCACACTGGACGCGAATTTCACCAGCCTGCAAGTTTCCGGCAAGACCCCGGAACAGATTGCGGCGGAACAGGCCAAGGAAGCCGCAGCGGCGGCAGAGAAGGCCGCCAAGGAAGCCGCAGCAGCAGACCTAAAAGAATACCAGACCGCCGTTGAAAAGACCGTGCAGGACTTGCAGGGCCAAATTGACGGCAATATTACAACCTGGTTTTACCCCTATGCACCGACGGCAGAAAACAAACCAGCAAGCGACTGGACGACGGAAACGGAACGGGAAGCCCATGCGGGCGATCTGTTCTACAATACCGACCAGGCCAGCGGCAAAGCATACCGCTGGGCCATTGTGGGCGACGTTTGGCAATGGCTATTGCTGGAAGATACCGACGTCGCAAAAGCCCTTGCAAACGCCAAGACCGCCCAGGACACAGCCGACGGCAAGCGCCGCACCTTCATTTCCACGCCCGTGCCCCCGTATGACGTGGGCGACCTGTGGGCGCAGGGAAAGGACGGCGCACTGCTGGCCTGCATCAAGAAAAAGACCGGCAGCCAACTGTACAGCGCGGACGACTGGACGGACGCGGCCAACTACACCAAAGCTGCCGAAGCAATGCTGAAGGACTACGCCGACACCGTAAACGAACAGCTGGAAGGACTGGGCCAGCAGATTGACGGGAAAACAGAAACCTGGTTTTATCCATACGACCCTACGGCAGAGAACGAACCCGCAAGCGGCTGGAAAACCGAGGAAGACCGCAAGGCCCACGAAGGCGATCTGTTCTACAACACCGACCCGGCCAGCGGCAAAGCATACCGCTGGGCAAAGGACGGCAACGCATGGGCCTGGGCACTTCTGCAAGACGCGGACGTATCCGCAGCCCTTGCAGCGGCCAAGCAGGCCAAGGACACCGCCGACGGTAAGCGCCGCACCTTCATTTCCACGCCCGTGCCCCCGTATGACGTGGGCGACATTTGGACACAAGGCGACGCGGGCGAACTGCTGGTGTGCACAACTGCCAAGGCCAGCGGCGCAGCATTTGCCGCAAGCGACTGGGCCAGCGCGGCAGACTACACGGCGCAGGCCGCCGAAGCCGGGCGAAACCTGATTTCTAATTCGGCGTATATCGGCGTAACTTCGACGTATACAGGATTCGACTTTACGGGAAATCAGGTAAAAATAACACTGACCGACGGAAACAGCGCGCGCAGCGCAACAAGGCAGCTGACCGAGTACGGAATCCAAAGCCTGCGAAACAGGAAAATAACGGTTTCCTATGACTACAAAATTACCGAAGCGATAACTTACGCAGAGAGCTACAGCGGCACGCCTGGCGGCCTGGGCCGCCTTGAAATCACTTTCGCGGACGGAACAAAGCAATATATCGGAGCACCGCGCAACGACTTCAAGGCCCTGGGAACGGCGACAATGGACGACTTCGCCCGCGTTACCGCAACCGCAACCGTGCAGGACAAGGAAGTAACGGCGGCTATTTTCAAGGTATTTTTTCAAGGCGCAACCGGCGCAATCATCTACAAAAATCCGAAGGTTGAACCGGGCGGAATCGCAACCGCATGGACCCCTGCCCCGGAAGACACCACCCTGGCCGCCACTGCCCCGGCGCTTACACAGCAGGAAGTTTTTAACCGGCTGACAAACAACGGGCAGCTGCAAGGGCTGTACATGAGCGACGGCAAACTGTACATCAATGCGCAGTATATCGCCGCCGGAAGAATTGCCAGCGTTGACGGGAAAAGCTATTTTGACCTTAACACAGGAAATGCCGTGCTGCGCGGGTCCTTTTCCACCCTTGAACGGACGAATTCGACGGGAACATACCGCGTTTTCTTCGATTCGGGAAATATCGCTTGCCAGAAGAAGAACGGCGATAACTGGGACAGCATAGGCTTCCTGTCCTGGAACTACGGCATAAGCCCCCCGGAAACCTGGTTAAAAGCGTCGCGCATTGACGCACTAAATTCTTTGGACACCCCTGCGGTATGGCTGAGTGGCACAGGACGGGGAAAGACTTTGTACGCAGAAGGCGGGCTGCGAAGGCTGGACGTTGACAACATAAACGGCCGCAGCGTGCAGTGGTATTGGGATTCTGCAATTTCTAAATGGGTCCTTGGCGCAAACGCTTAAGGGGGGGGTGAGAAAATGGAAGAACAGCAGATCCTTCAAAAAATCAACCTTGATTTTGCGCGGGCCGGAATCCCGCCGCGCGTCTTTGCAAAGCAGGGCGACAACAATATGCGCGTTGTGGCCGTGTCACTGTATAACGACGGGAAAGCCTACAAGGTCCCCGGCGGCTATGCCGTGAACGTAAGCGCAAAAAAGCCGGACGGCAAAAGCGTGTACAATCCCGCCACGGAAGTGGCCGGTAATGTCGCCTATATCACTCTTACCCAACAGATGCTTGCCGTGCGTGGCATTGTTTCCGCCGAAATTGAAGTCGTGCGCGGGGCTGACACGCTGAAAACGGAAAAGTGGCAAATAAACGTTGAAGAATGCGCAAACCCGGAAAACAAGATTGAAAGCACCGACGAATACAAGACCATACAGCAGCTTCTTGCCGAAACCGAAGCGGCCAAGACTGCGGCGGCTGCGTCTGCAAGCGCTGCGGCCAAGAGTGCGCAGGAAGCCAAGGACGCGGCGGCGCAGGCAGCAGCGGACGCGAAAAAGGTTATTGACGAAGGCGTAAACGACAAACTGCAACAAATGCAGAAAATCCAAACCGACGTAACCGCCAAAGCCGACAAGGTAAGCACCGACGCGGCCAAAGTGGAAGGGTACGCCAAAGCTGCGCAATACCTTATCGGCTACAACGAAAAGAATATTTTAACCGTTTTTCTCTATGAGGAATAACAGAAAGGAAAGAACTATGGGACTTACTGAATACGGGCACATTGCAACCGAGGAAACCCAGCTGCGCGTTGCCGACCTGCTGCAAGCAATCGCGGCGGGCAGCGCTGGCCCGGAATACACCGACGCAACCTTCAAGGCCCTGCTGGACGACACGAACACAACGGAGATTTTTTCCGCCTGGTGGCCGCTGTCCGCAGCATCGAACGACAGCAAATACAAGCGCCTGCTGCGCTTCTTTACCATGCTGCAAACCGACAAAACCTACACCGTGAAATTTCCCAGCCCTGCCGTGTCCACAAACCCGGCGGGCACCCCGGCGGACGATCTTGCAGGAAAGAGCGCAGCAGCCTTGGCAACCGACAGCACAAACCCGGAAGACTGGGCGGCGGAAGATCGCATGACCTGGTATGTTCGCGCCAACGCTGTGAGCCTGGCAGACGGAACTATGGACGTTCTTGCCATTGAGGGCGAAGAAGAGTTTGACATCACCGGCACGCTGGCCCCTGTCTACACCTTCGCCCCTGCTCTGCTGCGCCGCGTTATCGACGACGGTAGCTACCTGTCGAAAAGCTGGCGCAGCACCTTGGCCAACGGTTTCACACCATACGCCGAGAACGTGGCACCGAATGGCAAGCGCCGCGCAATGACCTGGCACGCTACCTTCCCCGGCGGCTTGAACGCAAAGGGCGCACTTACAAGCGGCGCGGGCCTGCCCGTGGCGAACTTCAACAGCGCGGTCACGGGTCTGGCCCTGGCTCGCAAGCAAACTGCTTACGATTCTGTGTGGGGCGACTGTGACAGCCTGTATATGCTGGATATGTGGCAGCTGCGCCATTTCAACCTTGAAAATAGCCGCATTTTAGAAGGCTGCACCAGCTACAACCTGCAATATAAGGTTGCAGCCGCCGAAACCGGCGTGAAGCGTGTGCTGCTGACTGCTTCCCAGGCTTCGGGCTTCATTGTCGGCAGCACCGTTTCTGTGGGCGACAAGGGCAGCAACAGCAGCGCAGACCGCTACAATACATGGATGCGTGACATTGCTGACAAGGTGAAAGTTAAGAGCATTGAAACCGTTACCGTCGGCGGCACCGACTATTCGGCGGTAAATTTGGACGTTGCGGACAGCTTCGACGTGCCCGAAACTGCCTATATCAGCTCTATGCCCTGGCACAGCGGCGCAACGGAAGCCCTGCCTGGCCATAGCGACGGCGCACCCGGCAGCCTGACGAACGGCAAATACCCGTGCCGTTGGGCTGGCGTTGAAATGCTGAACGGTGCCTACGTTATCGGCCTTGACCCGCTGTGGAACGTCACAACCGTGGACGGCGGCGTGACATATACCGCTATGGCCTGCCACGATTCGGAGAAAGAAGCCGGCAGCGTGACGGCCAACCATGTGAAAGTCGCAGAGAAGACCTTTACCAGCGTGAACGCCTGGAACTACGAACTTTCGATGCAGAACGACAGCACCGAGAGCCTTCTGCCTGACAAGACCGGCGGCGGCGAAACCATGGGCATGAAGTCCGCGTTTTATGTCAATGGCTCTGCGGGGGTCCGTTGCCCGTGGCGTTATGGCAATTTGAACAATGCTGGCATTGCTGGCGCTGCCTGCGCGAATGGCAACAATTCCACGGCGAATTCGAACTGGAATGGCGTTCCCCGGCCTACTGAAATTTTAAGGCACAGCCCAAAGCTGTGCCGCATTGCGTTGTGTTATCCGTGCCGAAAGCTAAAATCATGTGAGACCGACACCGCGCCCGGTTTCGGGCGGGGCTATGCGCTGCGGGCGCATGGCGGGGCAAGTAGTAGAACACCGAGACCCTGCACGAAGGGCCACGGCAACCGAAAGCCCTTGCACATCAGTAAGTATTTTTATGAAACAAAGATATAAAGAACTATCCCATAACCTGTGCTTGCGCGCGGTTTTGGAGTGCTTCGAGAAGAAATGGCACCGCCAGGATTTTGTCGCGGTTGCCGAAAAGTACGGGGGTGTTTCCAATGCAGAAATAAAGCGCGACGAAGCGCAAAGTGCAGTTGTTAAAAAGCTGGAAGCCGCGGACGGAATAGCGCTGGAACTTGAACAGCGAATTCTTGACCTTGAAGACGGAGACCCGGAAGCACTGGACCTTGACCCGGTAACGGAACGGCCCCGCATTGACGGCATAAGCATGAAACGCCGGAATGTTGCAAATTGTTGTGTATTTCATCAATGCTTCGGCCATCTTGCTTTCCTGGGTCTGGAACCGCTTCTGCGGGCCAGAATTCTGCCCTACCAACACGCAAGCATACCGCACCGAGGGCAAAGCGGGTGCAGGCGGCAGGTGCAGCGCTTCCTTCGCCGCAAGGCGCTGGGAATCAAGTATGCCCGCAAGCTGGATATTCGCCACGCCTACGAGAACACCAAAGCGGGCGTAATCATGGGAATTTTGAAAAAAGAAATTCCCGCCGCAAAGTGGCTGCTGCTGTTGGTGGAAGCCCTGCTGAATATGTCGCCGCGCGGTTGCCTTATTATAGGCGGCTACTTGGACGCATGGCTGTTTAACCTGGTTATGTCCTACGTTTTGCGGTATATGCTGTCGCTTGAAAAGGTGCGCAGGGGCACGCGGCAACGCCTTGTTGTGGCACTGGTGGCCTATGCGGACGACGTTGCCATAATGGGCCGAAGGCTGGCAGACCTGCGCAGCGCGGCAAGGACGGCAGCAAAATGGACGCTGAAAACCTTCGGCCTGACATTCAAACCGGGCGGCGACGAAGTGGCCTTTTTGAGCATTGAGGAAGAACACCGCCGCAGGCACCTGACGCGGCCAGCGGCGCGCGGCTGCCCTGGGCTTGATATTGTGGGCTTCGTTATCCGCCGAACCTATACAACCGTGCGCCGGGCCATTTTCCGGCGGGCGCGGCGGCAATACCTGCGGGCCGGGCGCGAAGTTGACAAAAGCGGCACGGTGCCGCTTTTTCGCGCGTACAAGCTGGCGAGTTACTACGGATATTTTACGCAGACGAATTCCCGGAAATGCAGCACAACGCTGCGGACCGAGAAAATAAAACCGCTTGCCTGCCAAGTAATCGGGTGGGCAACACGACAGAAAGAGAGGATACACAACAATGAAAAATGCAAGCATTATGCTGGACCACCAGCCGCCTGCCGTTGTCTTTGAGCGCCTGCCGGACGGCGACGCCGTTGTCCGGCTGTACGACAACATCAAGGACGCGGCAGACGTTGCACAGCCCGACGAGACTGACCCGGAACAGGAACCGGGCAGCGCGTACCTGGCCGACGAAGTTATGTTTATGCTGCCGGCTGCCCGCGCCGCAGAGGAAACCAAGGAAAGCATTGCGGCGGATTTTTCCGGCTGGTGGAAGTACGGCGAAGGATGGGAAGGCCAGGAGAAAGCCCCGACTGTCGAGGAACGCCTGGCCGTCATGGAAGATTTTATGGTCGCAATCATGGAGGGCTAACACACATGAGCAAATACTATACCACCGCGCGGCTGCTGTACCGGCTGCACAAAATCACCGCCGACCAGGTGTGGGCGTACACCGAAAGCGACCCGCCCAAAATCACCGAAGACGAAGCGCTGGCAATCTGCGGCCCGCGCGCCAAAGATGAAACCGCCGGAAGCTGAAAGCTGGCTGCATGAAACGGCGGCCCTGCTGATTGACGCAATGGACCTTGCAGCAAAGCAGCAGCGGCGGCTTGATCTTCACGCGGACAGCAAGACAAAAGACGAATACACGGCCCTGCTGGCGCGTTATGAGCGCTTCACGCAGGCCGCCGACAAATAGGAAGGTGGAACAAATGAAAATTTACGGCATCGACGTTTCGCACCACCAGGGCGCTATTGACTGGGCCAAGACCGCTTCGGAGTTGCGCCGGGTGAACGGCGGAACGTCGCCCGGCTTTGCAATCCTTCGCGTGGGATATTCAGCGCGGCACGGCAAAGGCGGCTTGTACATGGACGGCCAATTCCTTAACAACCTGGCCGCTTGCGAGAAGTACGGCGTACCCATGGGCGTATATTTTTACTGCTATGATACCAGCCCAACCGCCGCGAGAATCACCGCCCAGCAGGTTGTAAAAATGCTGTCTGGCCACAAATTCGCGTACCCCATTTACTACGACGTGGAGTACGAAAAATATAACTTGAACTGCGGCAAGGCGCAGAACACGGCCATTATTAAGGCTGCGCTGGAAACCCTGGAAGCGGGCGGCTATTATGCCGCCGTGTACTGTTCCCGCGACTTCTTCATCAACAAAACCAATCTGTCGGGCCTTGCCAACTTCGACAAGTGGGAAGCAGCCTACACCAAAACCGACACCGCCACGGTGCAGAATGGTTTGTGGCAGTATTCCAGCAAGAACGCGCTGGGAATTGCGGGCTTCGGCAATAGCCTGGACTGCGACGTCTGCTACCGCGACTATCCCGCCATTATGGAAAAGAACGGACTGAACGGCTACACCAAAACCGCCCAGGCCGCCCAGCCGAAAGCAACCGAATACATGGTGACGGCTGGCCCCATGAGCGCGGGCGACAAAAACACCATTAAGGCGCAGGCCGAAGCCCTGGGCCTTCCCGTAACCGTAAAGGAGTGTTAAACAATGGATATGCTTTTCTCTAACTACCTGCACACGCTGACCGGCAACCTTTTTGTGCGCCTGGTGCTTTGGTGCGTTGTGCTGGACACCGCCCTGGGCTGCCTGCGCGCCGTAAAATATCGGAAGTGGAACTCCAGCGTGGGCATTGACGGCGGAATTCGCAAGGTTGCCATGGTCCTGTCTGTGCTGTTTCTTGTCCTTGTGGACGATATGGTGGGCATGGACGTACTGGCATGGGCAAACGCAGATACAAGGGCGGTGCTTACGTCAATGGGCATTAAAAGCCTGGGCCTTGCAGAATTCTTCTGCGTTGTGTATGTACTCTATGAAGCTACCAGCATTATGAAGAATATGCTGCTTTGTGGCCTTCCCCTGCCCGCTGGCCTGCGCGAAAAGGTGGCCAAATTTCTGGACACCATGACCGACGAAACCGCAATCAATATGCAGGCGGAAATTTCGGGCGCAAACAAAGGGCGCACCGTAACCGGGCACCTGGACACGGCACAGCTTGAAACCATGAGCCTGGAAGCCTTGCACAAACTGGCCGACGGCCTGGAAGTCGAATACACCGAAGACACGCCCCTCAAACAGCTGGCGGAAAAAATTGCCGCCGTTGAGGTAACAACCGAGATTTGACAAAAAGCCCCCGCAAGTGCGCCGAAGCGTACCTGCGGGGGCTTTGCTTGTTCCCTGCTTTGCATTTGACTGCAAACCTACCAGCGGGAACCCCTGGCGACGCAAATTCCAAACGTACCACAAAGGAAAAAGACCAAAGCAGCAGGGTTTGTATTTGCGGTATTTGGTGCACCATCGGGGACTCGAACCCAGGACCCACTGATTAAGAGTCAGTTGCTCTACCTAGTGACCAACAGTAACGGTGTGGGAAGTACTCTCTTACAAAATTTCCGATATACTATACAAAGTTACCATTACCGAGCACTTCTGGATGCTTCAAATCCTTTAGCTTAGGTTCAAACAATTTGTCGAACAGGGCCCTATTCCGCTGTTTAGCATCTTTTAGAAGTTTGTCATAAGAAATAACTTCTATATACGTTCCAATGGCAGAATTATAACCAAAATAACCTTCTTTATCTTGAGTCTCAATCAATCCTGCCCTTGCAGCGCTTTTTCGCAAAGTTGATGTCATATCCGCAACTACATAGCAATAAAAGGCCACTTGCTCTACATTTCCAAAACCTCTTCCATTTGCTTTTTTAACTTTACTTTGCTTAATGTCCGTTACATAATCGTAGACTTGTGCGATTGGATCTGTTTCTTCTGTAGCAAGATCATCTCGTTGAGGTCTTTTTAATTCCACAATGGTAATAGAACTGATGTTTTCGGGATCAGCAGTGTAAGATAACGCTGCGTCAAAGATTGCCAAATCCATTCTTTTTTCAACGTCGCTGTCCAGTACGGATATGGTATTCATCTTTTTGTCAGAGGCCAGAAAGTGGTGGTAGGCAAGACGATCATCTATCAGCCACAAATTCATATCATCAAATCTTATTTCGTCCGAAATAGTTTGCATTGGGCAAATAATACTGTGTATTCGCGACTCTTTGCTATATCTACCGTTTTCATCTACTTCCAGTGCCTTTTCCAAAAGATCTATAACAGCTTTTCTCCTTATTACATATTCTGCTAAACTTGCCCTGCTCAATTCTGATATGTTTTCACAGTATTCGTCAAACAACTTTTGGAAGCTCGGATCTTGAGTTGCTGCTCGTTTCACCTGTTCTTCGATATCGCGCTTTTTTTGAACGGTATCAAGTTCCCATTTTTGTTGATGTTTATAAAGCTCTACGTCTAGTTTATCCTCCGTCAAACCCGCTGGGATTTGATCATAGACTTCCGGACGCCTATTTAAAAGCAGACGATACTGTGGTCTCTTACTTTTTACTAACATATCAATCTGTGTTTTCTTTTCATCTGCAACCTTTGTGAGCTCATCATTTAGATAGGCGCGAATGTAATTAACTGCGGTTTCGACAATTTCCGTTTCTTTTGTACCGCCAAATAACGGCGCATCTGAGAAGTCAAAATCCGACCGCTCAGTATTAACAGCTTCATCCAAATAGTCACCAGCTAAATACCCCACATAATAATAAGTTCCCTCATCGCTCACGAGCTTCTTCTTCATGTCAGGAATGAAGGTTGAAAGTGCATACGACTTAACCTCGCGATTGTTAGCGCATAAGTGAAGTTCATGCCTATCTGTCCCCTCTGAGATACGCATGTGGTATAAAGTATATGTTCTATCTTTCAGAATCATTAAATCTTGATGAAGGGAGTCTCTATAAGTTTTCTCATAGTATCTGTTTAAATTGAAGTTCTCACCACAATTATCTTTCAAAATAATTTCAGGGCATTTGCCAGTTATAAAATATGGAAGACAATGTTCTATCAGCTTTTTTGCTAAACTTTCCAGAGAATACGCTACAGCATCTCGATATGGGCTTTTAAAGTTTTGCAATTTTACAATTGTTTGTTGCTCCGGGTATACAGCCTTGAGTTCCTTAGCGTTCTGCTCTGGGTTTATACCTGTCAGTGCAAAGTCAAAAGTCCTTGAATACCAATGGTTGCCTTCATAGTAGATGCTATCAACCGTGACCTTATCAAACGCCTTTAACCATAAGAAACGACCAATTCCCTTGCAACCTTTCTTCACTTTCAATTGGGAATACGCTTCTAGGAAGGATTGATGGTTTTGGCTATTAAATCCATTTCCATTATCGGTCACCGTAAACGCTTCAAAATGGGCTTGCTCTTCTATTATAGTACGCCCCTATTCCCCAGTTTTAAGCTGCGTATGTTCTGGACGCAAAGCATCAATAACAATCACTTTTTTCTTTGTGTCACTTTCCTCAAGTGACTGAATAGAATTAATAACTGTTTCAAATAGAGGCCATAGCGCCTTTGAAGTGGGAAGCCTTATTTGTCCAACCTGCCCTGCAACATTTACCGTTATAGGCATTGCATACTCAATCCTTTCCAGCCAAACCGACTATTTGCACACGTATATGATACAGATACTTGACAGTTTTCTATACCATTATTTATATTCAAAGCCATCATTAACCGCAACCTGATTGTCATAGACCGCGTAGAATTTCCCAACAAAATGTTTTGAGGTGGCAAGTTAAAAGTCAAGGGTCAGCGTTAGCGCAGAATGATCTGTAATCGGAATCTTACGAGTTTCATGTATATAGCAACATTTAACAACACGCTTGGATATTTCTTTGGATACAAAGCAGTGATCGTAACGGTAACCGTCATTTGTCCGCCCTACCCAGCTATATTCATTTTCTGTCGGATGTAACAACCGAAATGCATCCGTATAGCCAAAATGGCTAAAACGGCCATAAAAATCATACTCCCACTTCAAAAAATTTCGATAGTGCGGAACATGCTTCTCTTCTAAGACATTCAAATCGCCACAAATTACATATGGTATTTCTTTCTTTCCGCCGAGTTGCTTTAAATAGTTCAAATAGTCAATTACAAATTGCTTTTTACGTTTTATTTTTTCTGCTGAAGAATCTCTCGACGGGACATATAATCCCATAACACCCACTTTATTCCCATAGAAATCAAGGCAGACATTGATTAGCCTTGAATAATAAGGACTACTTTTTTCAAAACAAGACTCTGTCGATAATATTGGGAATCGACTTAAAATCATAACTCCTAAATCTTCTGTTTGAGATTTCGGGAAAAAAACATGGAATTTAGGTTCCTTCCCATAATCAAACAACGTAGAACCCACTTCACCAAAATACTCTTCCAGATATAAGCAGCCCTGACTCAACTTCGTTTCTGTCAAGACAAAAACATCCTCATCTCTAGTTTCCAACCAATCAATCTGCTTTTGAACACGCTGAAGTGAAGGATTTCCTATATTTAGAGTCATAACTTTAAGTAAGCTCATACCAATTACCCCGTCATTTCATGAATTCTAATGGTTGCATCTTTAAGGTTTTTTTGCAACTCATCATATGTGTTATTCATATAAATAATATGTGGTATATTTTTTCTGCTTAAAAAGTCAATGGCTTTTCTATACATATATATTTCTTCTTCTCGCGTCATTCTTTTTTCAAACGCCGAAAGACTTTCTCTCTTCTGCAATCTTTTCTGTAAAATTTCAGGATCTGCAAGTAATATAATATTAAGGTCCGGCCGTAAAAACGATTTATTAAGTTCCCATATTTGCTCTTCCGAAACGCCATCAAACCCTTGCAGTACAAAGCTAGAATCTATGTAACGATCACATACTACAATCTTTCCTAAAGAAAGTTGTGGTTGCACACACGTTTGTAGATGGTAATGTCGATCAGCCCATATTAATTGGGCATACTGCATACCTTTTAGCCCCCCTTCATTCTTTTTAACAAAAGTCCCAAATGAAGTAGGTGATGGTTCTCTAGTATCATAAACATCATAATTGACGCTTAAATTTTCCACCAGTGTACGAATAAATGTTGTTTTTCCCGCGCCATTAGGGCCATCGACACTTATAAACAATCCTTTTCTCATTTTGTTTTACTCCCTGCTAAAGGACATATATCAAAATCGCAATCTGAAAGGTCTTGATCGTTAGATATTTTGATGGCGTAGCACCCCTTACTACATGCTCCGCAATTCTTATAAGCAGTGTTTTGCATTAAATAATGCTTTATGAATTTTTTTATCTCGGTGGATAAGTCCAGTTCTTCATTACCAAAAATATTCCCCAAAATAAAGTCCTTTGCATTATATCTATTTTCACCATTCGCAGCAAAAACCATATAAGGACATATTGCCACATCGCCATTTGTGAAAGCATATAGAACAGATCCAATAGGACATTTTCCAATAGGTTTCTGCTCATTATTAGGGAAACGTACATAAACAATTTGAAAGTTATCCGTCGCAAGCAGCTCTGTTTGCTTTTTCAACAAACACATTTCATTATTTGTATAAGCTAACTGTTGTGTCTTTACTCCTCTTCCAAACGGAGACAAAGGATTCATAAGGACATAATGTGCTCCTACCTTTTTAGCAAAACAGCATAGATCAATATATTCATCAATGGTAGCGTAAGTGTTGGGCGTAGTCAAAATGCCATTTAGAAGTTTGTAATGTCCTAAAGTTGTTATTGTAGATATAATTTTATCGAACATCTCTATCGAAAGATTTCCTCTAAATCTTCCATGCGATTCTAATCTCATACCGTCCAAACTGACATTAAAATGTACATTTTCATATTTTGAAAGATAAGCAATCCATGCCGTATCAATTAGCGTTGCATTTGTACAAATACTTACTCCAATATGGTTGTCTAGCAATAATTGAACAATATCTTTAATTTGCGGGTTACAGAGCGGTTCGCCGCCGGTCAAAGTAATTTTAACCACCTGGTTTTTTAAAAGCTGCGGGAGTATCTTATTTTGTATCAACTCCAAAGACATTTCAGTTCCTGTTCCACTTGCATTCGCAAAGCAATGCGCACAATGTAGGTTACATTTTTGCGTTATCTGCAGCATCATTTTCCTTTTTGGGGGTTGAACGGAGCTCCTGAAGAAACAAGCAGACGCACATTTATCGTCGTATATCCAATCAACCATTTTAAACACCCTTTCTTAATTTTTCAGACCGTCATTCATCCTTTTTCGCATTGATATCAACAGATAAAACATTATATACAACCCGCTTGCCTTGAACACGGGCACCAACATTAAGTGCGCCAATCATAAAAAGGATATAAAAAATAAACGGTTCAGAAAAATCCATCAAACCAGTAACAAGCACAAGGGCAACATATACAACCATCAGCATCACCATCTGTGCATGCATATCTCTTAGCAACAAATAATCTCGATTTGAACCAAAAACAATGGGGTTACTTCTATTGCGCTCATAGATGGAATACCAATACGGGGTTTGGTCAATGCCTTTTGGCAGATTATCGATTATCACATAAATGTCGTTATATTTCTCTAGAACAGTGGACAGCGTAAATCTATTATCTTGAAGGTTTTTAAGCATATCTGTAAAAATGGTACAACTTGGTTGTTTCTTCCACCAAAATATTAGTTTCACTTTAAAAATCGGGGGAAGAATTGAGTCAAAAATAAAAGTCAAGATGTACGCGCAAGAAGATACAGCTGTAATACTAATAATTTCACTTATAAATGAGAACACATTAGCGTCTTGGGAATCAAATTTTAATCCACCAGATGTTACCAACATTAAAAGAATATTGGCGAGCAGAAACCACTTCAGTTCACTATTCCTATAACTCTTCAAATTTTTTTCTGTAGAATCTCCCATATCATGGTTCAACTCCTCAGAGTTCTATATTTCGTATCATATAACACGGACACTATCTCATAATTTATATACTCATATTATACCACAAGTAGGATATTCACGCATCAGAACTATTGCAAGATTCTTTTATTATTTCTTTACCGGTATGCAATCGCTCCACTGTATAATACCTATCTCTCACATACGCTTCATGACTTTCCTTTGGTCACATTATATCTTCTACCTACTTCCGCCTTTCGCACAGTTCCGCTAAAATAGCTCGCTTTTGAAGGATAGAATGTAAACCAACCTCGTTGCCCCCCAGAAACTCATTATAATAATTGCAGACTTGTTTGCCTGTCATTCTCATCATTCTTTAATAAGCTTGCATATACGTGTTTGATCTGTTTTCATATTTTCTCTCCCGATATGCACATAATACTTCGAATGATAATAAGTAGTTATCTATCGGACTCATTATAAACATAACGCAGCGCTCAACAATCGGCAATTCAGACTTCTGAATGCCCTTTTGCCGATCGCTGCTTTTGTTGTAGTATTATGATTAGTTAATTTGCGAAAGGAGACCGCCCTATGACCGAACAACAAATAGTATCTGCATATTTCACTTACTGCAAGTTGCAGAAAAACCTGGATAACAAAACTTTAAAGGCATATCAGATTGATCTCAAGCAGTTTGTTGCTTTCTATCCAAAGCCAACAACAGTCACACGCACCGATATGGAACTTTACATTGAGCATCTCATGGAACACTACAAAGCGTCTACTGTGAAACGTAAAATTGCAGCAATAAAAGCTTACTATCATTACCTAGTCTACGAAGAGATTCTGGATCACAGCCCCTTTGAAAAAATCCAATTACATATTCGCCAAGAAGTTTTACTCCCTAGAACTATTGATCGCCCGATACTTGGTGCCATCTTTTCTGCCGCCTACCGCGAACTTTCGACCGCCCATTCCAAAGTTGCCCGCCAAGAAACAATTAGAAATATCGCCGTACTTGAGCTTTTGTTCGCTAGTGGGATTCGTGTTTCCGAGCTTTGTACAATCACCTGCGATAACTTGAATTTAGATAGCCAGGTTGTTCTTATCCGCGGGAAAGGTAGTAAAGAGCGAAAAATCTACTTAGCTTCCGCCCCTGTGGTTCGGGCACTAAAAGAATACTTGCAAGTTAGAGTTCCCCGCATTGCCGATGAGCCTTTCTTTTTCTTAAATAGAGATGGGAACAGATTGTCTGAGCAGTCCGTTCGCAGGATCATCAACCGGTACACCGATCTGTCAAACCAACCCGGCCATTATACTCCACATATGTTCCGTCATTCTTTTGCCACGTATTTATGGGATGCTTGCGGTGACGTTTACGAAGTTAAAGAGATTTTGGGGCATAGTTCGATCAAAACTACTGAGCGTTATGTCCACGCTAGTTTTGAGCGTCAAAAGAAAGTGCTTTCCTCCATGCATCCACGAGCCACCTTGGAGTTCACCTATTAAAGCAGCAACGTTTATGCTGCTCATTTGCTTCTTCCCGCACTCCATGAATAGAAGATAATCTCTAATTATCTGTTGTTCGAGGGTAATCTATTTGGGGAAGAATAGGAGCTATCGGCGGGTGAAATTATGGAGCACGGAATAATTAATGGTTTTTCTAACCGGGATAAGTTAATTGAACGGTTGGTCGATTCCTATAATAATAAGACAGCTCCAGAAATCATATTATTAACAGGACCTGCGGGTTCCGGAAAAAGCTTTGTGGCAAATAATGTTGTAAAAAAGTGCGAAAAAATATCTCGTATGCGGTCTTATATAAATCGTGGAGATAGTTTTGTTTCCCCTTCCGCTGTAGGGAATATGCCGAAACTAAGAGTGGATAACCTATCCCTTTCTGCAAGCTTCCTATATATGTCTGCTGGCTTGGAGGTCGGAGCACACCGCGAAGAGAGCCAGTATAACCACCTAAAGGCCTTGTTGCGATCATTTCAAAACCATCGGTTTCTGTTTTGTTTAGATGGCCTATCGAGTGCTCATAGTCAAGTGAAGTCGATGGCACAACTCCTGCTATCTCACCGAGAGGATTTGGAAAGGGCATTATCCTCAAAGGTTTATTTTCTGGTTACAGATACTAGTGATACCATGTTCTTAAGCATGGGAAGCGGGGCAGAACGAATTACACATTTTGAATTAAGTCCCTATGATTCAGATGATATTTTAGAGTATTTAAAAAGCAGACATTTGGAGCTGTTGATTACCGACACTGTAAAGCAAAACATTCTGCAAATACAAAAAATCAGTGGCGGAAATCTGTACCTTGCCGATTTTCTCTTTGTTGATCTAACTTTCCAGAACAAGGACTATTTTGCAGCGTTGGAGTATGTTATCAAAAGACGGCTTGCGAAACTCAAGGCAGATGGCCTGAACAAAGAAATATCTGAATCAGATATGGAAGATATTATTTTGTCATCATCACTTGCCATACAGCCCTTCACAACCACTGAAATTTCATCTATTACGAATAGAAATGATAATACAGTTGCAAACAGCCTGGACATAGCAAAAGAAGAGGCATTTCTTGACAAGAGTTTAGATTGTTTTTACGATTTTCCCTGCTATCAGATTAAATCTGCGCTTGAAAAGCAAAGTATTGAGAAGCGAAGAGAACGACTCCTACACTACTATCAGTACTATACTGTGAATGAGCAGGATGAGTATTACATCCGAGCATTTTACTTGATAAAATATTATAGGGCTATTGGACCCCAGGCATTTGCGTTGTTGGGACTTGCTTATACTAGCAGATTTTCAAGCATAGATTTTGATTTACTTTCTAAAATAGATGATGCAATAAATAAGTACGGAACAGCAGAGCAGAAAGAGGATTTCCAAGAAATCAAAGATTTTTACGAGATGATCGTCAAATCACCTGATACACAAGATCTTCAGGGATTGCATTCAGCTTACTTGAGATTAAAAAGGAAAGGCTTTGATGTGCCTCTCAAAGCTGAGCTATCACGAGCATATTTTCACTACCTATACCGGACACATTCCCCCTATAATCAAGACTTGAAACTGCTCTTTGAAGAATGTCTGTCATATGCAAATCATGAGATTCTTTTAACTGATTCTGTTAATCCCATTAAGCTAAAGCCAATGGATGAAACAATTGTACGTCTCAACATCATTTATACCGTGGCACCCTACCTTCTAGATGTTTTAAATCGAGATGACGAGTTTACCGAACTCTACAAGTTGAGTTTGAGTCTTTCAAACGCCTGTAGTTCAAAAAGCGCAAAGGGGCTTGGGCAGTATATTGAAAATGTATTTAACCGGAAGGCCTTTCTTTTCGTGAACCAGACCCAATGTACCCCTTATTATGAGCGTGCCAAGTCCTACTTTTCTAGAAATCAAATTTGGGATGAAATGTGTCTGACCTTGGTTTGTCAGGCTGGAACCGACATTGTAATCCAGCAATATGATGACGCTCAGGAACTGTGCAAACAGGCACAAGAAATTGCAGACCACTATGGAATCACATTGCCACAACCCGAAAAACTGCAGAACAATTTTCTGATTGCGGAATTCTTGCAGGCAGAGGCGCAGGCAAAAAGTGAAAAGGTCTGCTTGACCAAAGCCAGGCAGACCTTTTCTAAGCTGAAAAAATTATTACATAAAAAGCCGTGCGCCACAGAGTTTGTCATACTTACCAATATATGTTCTCTTTGCCTGTACAGTGGCAATGATCAGCAGTATTTGAAGTACAAGGCTATGTTAGAACGTCAAATGACCTGCAAGGATGTATCTGATGTTAGTGATTTGGATATTGACGATTTTTATCGGTACTACTTTGCCTGGTTTGAGGTTTTCCGCATGATTCGTGATGGAAACTGGGAAATGGCAGAACAGTTAAGCCAATCTGTTCATGGATTTATTCCTGCACTCTTTAAGAAGCAGGAGAAATTCTGGGAAATGAAAGACCAGGCCCTTGCTGACGTAATACGGAAACGCATTTCAATGAGTGCCTACGATTTCTGTCACAACCTAGTGCATGTCAATCGTAAGGAAAACACTCTGTCGCGTTTCTTTTTCCGTGGATTGATGCTTTCGGATCTGCAGTATACTTCGTACAATTAAGCATCTCGGTAGTTAGAAAGCATACAAGTCACAATTACCTTGTAAATGTCTTCATACTTCAGATCATATTGGTCAAAGAGGTAGGCAATCGAGCTGTGGCGGATTGTATACGGAGTCCCAGCGATGTCAAACAAGTAGGGAATTCCGTCCCTCACTCTAAAGTCGAAGCGAGCATAATCCTTGACATCCAATATTTCCGCAGCTTTGGCCGCCAATTGCCGAACATCATTGGCGGCAGCTCCCTCCAGTAACTTGAATGTGTATCGATAGGAGTTTGAGATTTCGGAATCCATGAATTCCTGATCATCAGGAAAAACGATTTCCACCGGATCCAGGGCTAAATATTGTCCTTGGTATTTTACGACTAACACCTCACATTCTGGCCCGGCAATAAACTCCTGTACTAAAACGCGTTTGGAGTTTACTGCTGTGGCCGTATTATAAAACTGCTGGTATGAGTCATGGCTCAGTCTCATTTTGCAATGGGGGGTTAGCCCTATGCTGGCAGACTCATCAATATTCTTCATCAGGATATCCAAACCATTAAACACGTCCAAGATGTCTGCTTGCGTGGTACGGTCAGGAAGAAATTCGTATGTAATAGGTACTGGGATACCGTTTTTGGAAAGAATGTCGCTATAAATCCTTTTGTTTCTAAGAAGGGAGATCACAAATGCGTTGCTCCCTGTATATTTTATGCCATATAGATCACAAAATGCTGGAATCAAGGATTTCTTGCCGGGATTCACTCCGTCACGCGAAAAATTATAAACGATGCAATCCTTCGGCTGTATTTTATTATGGATGACATATTCAATAAAAGATATCTCACTGTAAAACACCCGGGCAAATCCAAATACATTAAATAATGCGGACGCAATCTCAGCAAATTCCATACGGGAGAAAAACTCGCTTTCATCAGCATGGGAAATGCGGGGGTCACTTTCACGCACGGTTTTGGTTTGTGCATCGGCGACTATATACATGTCAAAATTGATATCTTCATGCTTGTATTGTTCTAGTATCTTATCAATTATTTGTTTCCCTTTCATAGTAGATCCTCCATAGGAAAGCGGAGCGTTTTGAAATAGGGCTTCATTCCTAGTTTTCGATAGAATTGTTCCGCATCCGCGTCATACACATTGACACGAAGTTCTTTGTTAGACAGTTTTGCGTACAGTTTGATGTAGCGAACGATTTCACTTCCGATCCCGTGTCTACGGGCCTCCTGAGCAACAAATAGTCGACGGAGCAATATGTAGTGGGAAGCCTCTGCGACATCAAAATAAGCCACATAGTCTCCAGTTTGTGTGTCCTTAGCCATGAATGGAAACTCACCACATGTGAAAACGGTAGGGTTTCGGCTCAGATTCCCCTCTTGACTCTTATCGCCAAGATAGTCCAAAAGCTGTTCCTGCCACTGTGTACACGAGTCTATATCCTCCACAAAATTAAGCCGATGAGAACGAATAGCTTGTTCTCGGCCATAATCCAAAATAAAGGGTAGACAATTTTGAAAATATTTTGAGCACATTTCTTGAGCAAATTTATATTCAATACCGGTGTTCATTTCACAGGCATCGCTAGAACTAACTTCCCGCACTCGGATTGGAATTTGCCTTAGAACGCTGGTAATACAGTCATCCCAAAAGATAGAATCATTTTTAAAGTTTTCTTCCGTAAAATATTCCCGTAGTACAGATTTTACCAATGGGCAATCTTTTTGCGCCCAAAACGAAACCCCCAGAAGACACGGTTCGTTAGAGTATCCAATTTGGAACGAGGTTATTTGTTCACCCTCAAGTATAGGATGCCAAGCGTCTTCTCCACATTGAGGATAGCGCATTACATAGTAAAAGCTATTGTCTTGCCGGGAAAAAATATTTCGAGCTAGGACCAAATCTCCTTCTATCACAAAGGTATCATGAAATAAGTCGATTGCTTGGTTCATGGAATATAATGTATTTCTGTAAATAGGATTATGCAGGATATGACAACGATATCTTTCTTGCAAGAATCGGTATTGCTCCAGAAACTCACTGTTACAGAGTACGGTAATATCTTCGATGCCAAATTCATGGAGCATCCATACTGTGCGTTCCAAATTTGGGACACCTAAAATGGGGAGCAAGGGTTTGGGCGTGCTATACCCATCTTTTCTCATACGTGAACCTTTTCCTGCAGCTAAAATAATCGCATTCATAATTGGTGTCCCCTGCTTAAAAAGATAATATTTCCTTGATTTCCCAAATAATAATAGATAATAGCTGATTACCCTCGAACAACAGATAATTAGAGATTATCCTTCATATAGATTATTATACCATAACAGGAATGTTTCCGCATTGACATATTCCCCAAATATCCAGCGAATTTTTTGGAGTTTTCGCCATATCCATTTTCCCATCAGTTTGTAGAATACACAAAATGGCGAGGTTGCCCCCGCCATTGAAAGAGTTATTCTCTAGTTCTATTATGCAAATTGCAATAACAAGTTGAGCAACAACACAAATTTTCAAAACCTTTGCTGCAATCGCTCACTGCGGTTCTACTTGCTGCACATCTGCCTTACCCATAGGCCAGGTTCTATTCTCTGCCCTTCCGTACCTATATTTCGTCAGGCACGGGCGTGTCTTGTCGCTCTATCCCCTGAAACCAGAGGATAATCAGAAAGGTTGCTTCAGGACTCTTGCCTGCGTACTACTTTCCTGTGCCAGCCACCCGGTAGAGGTGACCGCTTCTGTGGACATCTATCCTTCTCGGATAGTTACGTCTATTCTGTTTTCAAGGTTCCTGTAATTCATTACTTCTGGCGTTATGACAGAGGCTTCTCGCTGGTAGGCTTTCCGATCCCATGGAACTGCGTCGCCCATCCAATATTTCTTGACTGTGTTTCTAGAAATTCCCAGAATTTTAGCTGCTGCACGCTGACTGGTTACTCCTTCAAGTTGCAGCGCGCGGATTGATTTGTAGACATCCACCGATGTGACCACCTTTCTATCGCCTCCCGCATAGTAGTCTACATCTATTATACGGGAAGCCATTAGGTGGCTCAAATATTCGCTGTCATTTTGCTGGAAAGTGGCTCAAGTATATATTAGCATTCACATCATGCGCGATATATTAAGCAAAAGCCGGTTGCTTTGCATTGCAACCGGCTTTCAATTTGCTTTTTAACTTTGGAGCATGGCTCTATATTTGGCGCGATCAGCTTCAGGAATATGCAACGCATCCATTGCTGCATCGACAGACACTTTAAAGCTGTCCATCACGTTACGAATCGCATTGAGAGTTGCTTTGTTCTCGCCCCTCTCTTCACCGATGCCAATTCCTTTCGCAACGCCCTTCTCCATTGCCCTTTCCATAACACCTTGGCTCAAATTGCACATTCTGCGCACCTCACTTTCAAGCGTTTGTGTCATCGGAACATCAAATTCCGTTTCTAATATTTCTTTCTTCGTTTCGGGACTCTTTTCTTCTGAAAGCAGTACTTCCAAGAATTTCAGCAGCCCGCCATAGTTTTTGTCGTCCTCATCGCCCAAGCAAATCATCACGGCGCTCATCAGGTCGTAGTTTCTGACTTGCTCAACCGCATCACCAATGATATGCTTTTCCTGTATGGAATACTGCGTAATTGTGTTTCTGCGGTTCTTCGGCGGGTTCATACATACCCAAATCGAGTACACTTTCTTGATTTTACCGTACTCACCTTTGGTAAATTCCGTGCCGTACTGCGCCGAGATCATACGGCTGCAATAATAAATTGCACGTTTCAACAGCGGATACCCTGCATTGTAGCGGTTCTGTGCCTCCACGTTCAAAATCAGCCCAATCAGACCATCTTCGCTCGGTGCTGTGGCATAAAAGCGGACATCGTAGCGAATCGTACCCTCGGTCAGCGTCACATCTTCCGTATTCGTGCCGTGAATCGTGGCAGATACGTTGCGGTTTGTTTCATCGGCGTCCACGCCGACAGCGCCAATCTGCGGTTCACCCTCGATATACTTCTCCGCAATCTCCCGCACCGTACAGCCGTGATATTCCGGAACGCACTCCTTCATAATAACGGCCAAAATGCTTTTGTTAGCAAGCAGACGCTTAACGCCTTCATCGTAGCGGGCATCGGCATCTACTTGGGATATGCTTTGCGCCAGATAATTTTCTTCCTGCTGCATGGGATAAGCGCCTCCTTTCCTTGCCTTTATTATACGCTGTTTCTTTACTTTTTGCAATAGTGCTGTCCATAGCACAAAAAGTGGACTATTCACTTTCCTGCGTGAACAGTCCGCCTTTTCTGTTATGCACCAATTTCTGTATTGTAAGTTTCTGCTGTGCATTCCAGAAACTGTCTGTACTTCATATTAAACTTCACAATAACTTGGTATTTTCTTCCGACCTCTACCCTATCAATCAGATGGCTCAGTATCATTCGTTTCATTTCCAGCGGAGCGGTGTCAAATTCTTCTGCCCAGCCTTTAAAGTCATCGTAGTAAGTACGCAGTTTCCGAATTTCAGCCGCTTCGTTTAACCTTGCATTTTGGAGTTCCGCGTACTCTGCCTTAGCATCATCCAGTTCCTGTTGGTATCGGCGGATTTGCTTGGCAATCATGTCCTCGGTAAAATTGCTTGTTCCATCAAGGCATTTCAGTATCTCACCCTCAAAGCGTTCCAGGGCGTGCTGAGCGGCTTTTATCTTTTTCTCCGCTGCTGCACGTTTTGTCTTTTGCAGGTTCGACTCCTGTCGAATCCGATTCTCAGCCACTTGGGAATAGGGTGTGTCTCGGATTTGCTCGAATACTTCCTCTACAATTTTCAAGACGATGGCATCCACTCTCTCGGCAAGGTACAGTGCTTGCCCGTCACAGTCTCTGCCGCCTTTGTTCCGCTGACCGCGCTGAAAGCAGTTATACTTAGGTTGTACTTTTTCGCGGATGCTGCCGTCCGCCAGCTTATAGCGGTCTGTGTGCATAAAGCCAGACATCTTCGCTCCGCAGTGGGCGCAGTAGACAATGCCCGCCAGCAGCGTTGGATTCTGACTGGTATGGGCGATTTTTCGTTCTTGCTCCGATTTGGCTTTTCTGCGGTTTATTATGTCATTTGCCTTATCGAATGTTTCCCTGTCGATGATTTGCAATTCTTTAATATACTCAGAGCGAGCATTTTTCGTAATTATGTAGCCTGTATACCCCTCGTGGCGGATAATTCGGATTATGTTGCTCGACTGGAACTTTGCTCCGGCACGGGTACGCAATCCTCGGTTATTTAACATTTCAGCCAGAGCATATCCGCTGGTGCCTTCTTGGATAACCTTATAAAAGAGTTCCCGAACCCATGTAGCTTCTTCCTCATTGATGACCAGATCCATGACCGGCTTATCCCGTTTGTTCCGTCTGCCTTGGTCTACCAGCTGATAGCCATAGCACACAAAACCACCTGTATAGTGACCGCTGGACACGATTTGCCGGATTCTATCGCGGGTTCGGATGGATGTTTTCTCCGACTCCCCTGCCGCCTGCCAAAAGCGGATGTAGTTCATCAACTTATCGCCATGTGTCTCGATTTTCTGCTGACCTTCGTGGGTACTCCACATTTCGATGCCATGCTGGACGAACCATTCCAGCACAAAGGGTGTTTCGCTTTCGATTCGTCCGAGACGGTCAAACATATAGACCAGCAGAATATCAAATTCGCCGTTGGCGGCTTCTTCTTTCAATTGCTGGATGGCATCGCGTTTTGAAGCTGACACCTTAGAACCGGAGACGCCCTTTTCGGCCACCTCTTTTACCACCCGCCACCCTTGCTTTTGCGCGAACTTTCGGCAGTCAATTTTCTGCATCGGGATGTCGTCATGGTCTACCTGTCCTTTTGTGGATACTCGGTAGGCCAGTGCAGCGCGCGGGGCATCTGTACCTAACCGCAGTTGCTTTTCCTTAAAGTAGGCATCGTCCAGCCACATCTGGTCAGCCACCGAGATTTCAACGGCTTGCCCATTCTGGTCTACGCATATCATAAGTTTCACCTCGCTGTTCATGTTGCGGAAATGGTTGGTGCATTTTCGCAACACAAACAATACTCTATTATAATAAGGAAAGCTATTCACCAAAACGGAGAAGAACCGTCGCCAAAACCGGCCACATTTCTACCAATTATCCTGTTCTTCCCGTTGCTTGCGCAGATCGTATGCAGACATAATCAGCTCTTTAATAGGAATCATAACGTCCGTTTCACAGTTTTCGCAAAAGGTCAGTTCGGCGGTGTACTCGCCGCAGCGAACAACGATGCTCTGTACGCCGCTCTTTCCCCTTTTTGTTTCAAGAATTTCCATCTTCGCATTCCTCACATACCCATACAGGCTTTCTTTTCTTAGGGCGGCTCAATAGTCTGTTCTCCAGCCCCGTCAGAAAGAGTTCATATCGTAGATTGGTTTCGGTCGTAATCAGCACTGCACCGTAATTTTGCAGAAAGCGCAGGATGCGGTACAAGGTTGTAATGTCGTGGCTCAACCGGTCAAGGCTCTGCACCATGATGGCGTTGACACGCCCCTGCTGCACAGCAGTAAGCATGGCGAACAAGGCCGGACGCCAAAATTCGGTGCCGTATTTCTGCTCCATGCAGGAATTCACAATGATGTAGCCGCGCCTGTCGGCTTCGCGCATGA